GGAGATTGGACATTATGTCCATATTTCAATGGGGGGGCGAAGAAATGATTAACCTACGAGAAGACACCAGTTTAATAGTCTGCGCCGTCCGGTATGCACTGGAACGGGAGTCGTACATATCGCACACGGTTCCGGCAGAGGTGAAGCTGATACTGCCGCAGGTTACAGACGGGATATTGGCCGCGCTGAGAAACGATGTATCCGACTGGCTGGTACGCCATCAGGATAACTGGACGGCGGGAGATTGGGAGAAGCTGTATCAGGCGGTAGTGAAGGAACAGGAGAAGAGGAAAAGTAGTAATGGCAGGAACAACACCAAAGGTAATAACAGCCCGGCACTGTGATGAACCTATGGCCCGGGCAATGGGAATCATCGGACCGAGGCAGACGAACCTGCCGCGGTGCAAAAAGGCCTGTAAAGACTGCTTTGCCTGCATAGAGGTAGACTCGGAGGGGAATAGGGAGCATACGAGAATTAAGCGGGAGAGAAGATGAAGAAATCGAGACTGAAAAAGCTGAGAGCATTAATCAAAGAGGCGGAGCACCTGCAGAGCCAATACATGGACGCAATATGTTTCCCGAAAGAGTTTGTCCAGGATTCTGTAAATGACTACCGGACCGGTCAGCCGCACCCCATATCCATTTCAGGGTATGGGGATTCGTCGTATGTTGATATCCGGCAACGGCTATATGAAAAACAACGGCAGATACAACAGGAGATCGCTTTCCTGGAAGACTGGCTTGACTCGGTAGAGGATCCGGAGCTGCGGGACATCCTTCGGCTGCAGTACATAAACGGACTGACACAGGAGCAGATTGCGGCGGAGCTGGGGTATAGCGAACGGACTATCCGGAGACGGCTGCGCGAGTTTTGGAAAGATGTCCTTTAATGTCCGGTTTTGTCCATGCTATACTTGTATCAGGTAAAAGAGGCAACGATGGTAATGTATTTCATACTTTTTCCTCCTTTGTTAGATAACGTTCCAGAAGGCTCCCGTCAAGGGAGTTTTTTGGTTGAGAAAAGAGGTGAGCCAAGTGGCGATGACAGAAAAACAGAAAATGTTCGCAGATGAGTATTTGATCGACCTGAATGCCACCAGGGCTTACAAGGTGGCGTATCCGACCGTAAAAAAGGATGGAGCGGCGCGGAGCAATGCGAGCAGATTGCTGACAAATGCTGACATTAAATCTTATATCGACGAGCGTCTTGCAGAGATCCACGACGAAAAAACCGCTGATGCAAAAGAAGTCATGGAGTATCTGACCGCTGTCATGCGGGGCGAGAGTACATCTGAGGAGATAGTCGTGGAAGGCATAGGGGATGGAATGAGTGAAGCTCGTACCATGGAGAAAAGACCGTCCGAACGTGATCGTTTGAAAGCTGCGGAGCTTCTTGGTAAGCGATATGCGCTGTTTACGGATAAGATCGATATGGATGCAGATATGGACATAAACATAACTGTCGATTACGGGGATGATGCCGATTGAATATCAAAATAGCGGCAAATGCCTGCTTTAAGGAGCCGGACAGGAGTCGGAAAAGGTATGTGGTCCTTAAGGGAAGCGCCGGATCAGGGAAGAGCATGGATACGGCACAGAACTACATCCTGCGTCTCATGCAGGACCCCGGGCGGAATCTGGTATGCGTAAGAAAGGCAGATGTAACGAACAGAGATAGCACTTTTGCAGAATTGCAGGGTGCTATTTTTCGTATGTTCGGAGATGTCTACGATCGATACTGGAAAATAAATGCAAGCAACATGGTTATGGAGTGCCGACTAAACCGTAATCAGATCATATTCAGGGGCACAAATGACGATCGGCAGCGCGAGAAGTTGAAGTCTATAACGTTCAAGCGCGGCAAGTTGACCGATGTCTGGATCGAGGAAGCAACGGAGCTGACTCAGGCAGATTTTGAGATTATAGATGACCGTCTCAGGGGCGAGCTTCCACCGGGGCAGTTTTATCAGATCCGGATGACGTTCAATCCGGTATCTGCGCACCACTGGATCAAGAAGCAGTTCTTCGACCGGCAGGATCCGGATGTGTTTACTCATCATTCGACCTACAGAGATAACAGGTTCATCGATGAGGCTTATTACCGCCGTATGGAGCGCCGTAAAGAGGTTGATCCGGAAGGGTACCAGATATACGGACTCGGAGAGTGGGGCGAGATCGGCGGTCTGATATTGAAAAACTATGTCGTTGAGGAATTTGACAGGAGCCCTGAACGATTCGACTACATGGTAAACGCACAGGACTTCGGGTTCAACCACGCGAATTGCATCGGAGAGGTCGGATTTAAAGACGGAGACTTGTATCTGTGCAGAGAACTGTACGTATATGAGATGGACACAGAGGAGATTATAGCACTTGCGGCGGGCAAATTTAACAAGGGCCTGCGCATGTGGTGTGACTCCGCTGAGCCTGATCGCATAAAGATGTGGCAGAAGGCAGGATACAGGGCTAAAGGTGTAAAGAAAGAGCCGAACAGCGTACATGCACAGATTGACTATCTCAAACAGCACCGGATCCACATTCATCCGAGCTGTGTGAATACGATAAAAGAGATCCAGCAATGGAAATGGAAAAAGGACGACAAAACAAATACATATCTCGACGAGCCGGTTCCGTTTATGGATGATGCCATGGCTATGCTGCGTTATTCGATAGAGCAGGAAAGGAAAGCTCCGCCGAGGTTGAATAAGAACATAAAGGGGGGTCTGTAATGTTCAGACTTGATGCCGAAAAAGATCTAACAGATGATAGACTGAATAATTTTATTACAGAGCACGCCAAAATCGTGACCGCGAGATACGACAGGCTCCAGCGGGCATACAGGACAGATTATGACATCCTGCATCAGGAAAAGAAACCCACGTGGAAGCCGGACAATAGGATCGTGGTCAATTTTGCCAAGTATATCGTTGATACGATGAACGGATATTTTATAGGGCAACCTATAAAAGTTACGGTTGATGATGGCAATGAAGCGGTCGCAAAGTATGTCGAGCTGCTCGACCAGTATAACGACCAGGATGACAACAATGCTGAGCTCGCTAAAACCTGCAGCATATACGGCCGGGGATACGAGATGTATTTTGTCGATGAAAAGGGCAATATTGGAATCACGTACCTGACTCCGCTCGAAGGATTCATGATTTATGACGATTCCATTATAGAAAATCCGCGAGCATTCGTGAGACTCTATAGGGACGCAGATAATGTGCTTCATGGCAGCGTTGCAGAAAAAACGATGGTGAGATATTTCACCCAGAAGGGCAAACTGGTCTGGGAAGACGAAAAACCCCATGGTTTTGACGGTGTGCCGGCGGTGGAGTATCGGGAGAACGAGGAAGCCATGGGCATATTCGAGCCCGTAATGACCATGATAGACGCATATAACAAGGCTGTGTCGGAGAAAGCAAACGATGTGGACTATTTTGCGGACGCATACCTGAAAATCCTCGGAACGCTGCTCGATGGGGATGAGCTGAAACATGTTAGGGACGACAGGATCATAAATTTTGACGGCGATACAGAAAAACTTATTGTGGATTTTCTGGAAAAGCCGAACGGAGACACTACACAGGAGAACCTGATAGACAGGCTGGAAAGGCTCATATTCCAGATCAGTATGGTGGCGAATATCAGCGATGAAAACTTCGGGACGTCTTCCGGAATCGCCCTGAAATATAAACTTCAGGCCATGAGCAATCTGGCCAAAACCAAAGAGAGAAAGTTCGCGAGCGGCATGAACCGTCGTTATAGACTTATCTTCTCGAATCCCGTTTCCAGCATGAAGAAAGACGACTGGATGAAGCTGCGCTACCATTTCACGCAGAACGTGCCGGCAAATATACTGGAGGAAGCGCAGATTGCAAATCAGCTGGAAAATGTAGTGAGTCAGGAAACACAGCTCAAGGCACTGTCCATAGTCGACAATGTTCAGGACGAAATCAGGAAAATCGAGGATGAGCAGGACAGTCAGGCCAGCAGAAATATGACGCAGATATTTAACGGTGGATACAATGGCGATGAGCAGTAAAGACTACTGGATACAGCGGGAACGGGAGAATCTGGAGAAGAACCTGAAGACCGAGGCTGAGTATTACAAAGAAATCGAGGATATTTACAGATATACGATGGGTCAGATCCAGAAGGAGATCGACAGTTTTTACGCCAAGTATGCCAGCAAAGAAGGCATAACCATAGCGGAAGCAAAGAAGCGGGCGTCTAAGCTGGATATGGAAGAGTTTTCGAGAAAAGCTAAGAAGTATGTCGAGGAGAAGAATTTCTCCAAGCAGGCCAATGAGGAAATGCGGCTCTACAACCTGACCATGAAAGTGAACCGGCTGGAGCTACTGAAAGCACAGATCGGACTGGAGCTGGTGGCGGGTTTTGACGAACTGCAGCAGTTCTACGAAGAGAAACTGACTGAGCGCACTATGGAAGAGTTCCAAAGGCAGGCGGGAATCCTCGGGCCGACATTGCTGGATAACGCCAAGATGGCGGAAGCGATTGTGAATGCGTCGTTTAAAAATGCTACGTTTTCAGAGCGGATATGGACACATCAGGACTTGCTTCGGGCTGAGCTGGAGAAGGCACTGAGGACAGGGCTGATTCAAGGCCGGAATCCTCGCGAGCTGGCAAGACAGATCCGTAAGGTGTTCAACACGTCGATATTCAACTCGGAGCGACTTTTGCGGACGGAACTGGCGCGGGTGCAGACAGAGGCACAGAGGCAGTCGTATGTCCGGAATGGATTTGACCAGTATACATACATCTCCAGCGGTGATTTTAAAGTATGCGCCCTGTGCAAGCCTTTAAATGGCAGGCATTTTGATGTCGAGAAGATGATGCCCGGGGATAATGCCCCGCCGATGCATCCGCTGTGCAGGTGCAGTACGGCAGCCTACATAGATGACAAGTCGTATGAAGATTGGCTTAGCGGTTATAAAGACCACGGGCTAAGTTATGCGGATTGGAAGAAACGGTATAAAGGAAAATCGGTTGAATTACCAAGGGAATTGATACAGTCAGGGAAGGTTCCAGCCGATATAAAACAGATGATTTCAGAAACCATCGATGAAATTTCTAAGGTGTACGGGGTTGATATGAGCGATATAGAGTTTACTCCATATTACGATAGTCCCAAAGCTCCTTTTACATTTATACCATATAGCAAGAGTGGAGAATATCATGCGAAGCTTAACATAAATGAACTCTTTGACTGGAACGAAAGCGTTGAAGCGTTTAACGACAGGGTGTATAATAAAAACTATAAGCGGGGGATTCTTGCCTCACAAAGAGCAGAAGATTTATTGTACCATGAAGCTGCGCATTTCATAACGTTTAGCGATTGCAAAACGTATGATGATTACGTCCGCAAAGAAGCGGAGGTCAGAAGAAAGTTTATTGGTGGCGTATCTGGATACGCAGATGCAACGATGGATGGAGCAGAAACCATTGCTGAAGCATTTGTGCGTAGGAAAAACGGTGAAACGCTGATAGATGATATTATGGATTTGCTTAAGGAATACATTGGAGGGTGATTGTAATGAGTTGTATTTTTTCGAATTGTGCGGAATGCAAATTCTTCAAATACACAGATAAAAAGAAATATGTTTGCAAGGCTTTTCCGGATGGAATCCCCCAAGAATATATGTTTCGCTTGGAGCAGAACGCAAATGATGAATGCAATAACGGGATAAAGTTTGAAAGAGAAGAAAGTAAAAAATAAAAAACGACAGAACGCACTCGGGTGACCTTCGGGCGCCGGGTCTTTTTATGTTCATTTTAGGAGGATGCGTTGATGATTAATATTTTAGGTGTAAATTACAAAATAGAAAAGCACGACAGTAACGAAGATCAGAAATTGGAAAGCGCAAATGGATATTGCGAAACATACAGTAAAAAAATTGTAAATGAGGAGATCGTTGACTGGTTCGCGATTCAAGCTCCTAAAATAGTTGCAGCATTTAAGGCGGCGGGGTGTTTATGATAACGATCGTGATGTCCGCAGACGGGGTAAAAATACGAGGGCACGCAAATTATGCGCCGCACGGACAGGACATCGTGTGCGCCGGCGTGACAGCCCTCACACAGACGCTGGTCGAGTCTTTAGAGACCCTGACCGGCAATGAAATTAAATACGATATGTCTCCCGGAAGGGTTGATATAGAAATTGAGAATCCAGACGAAGATGCGCAGCTTCTTATGGATTCTTTTTTAGTTGGCATTTATGTGATTGCCGATGAGTTTCCGGAACACGTCCGGGTGGAAGAGAGCAATGGTCTGGGCTGACAAAAGGAACGGACCGGGGCAAAATGTATGGCAATGGTCTGGGCTCGCGATTGCGAGAATGGACTGGGGCAGAAAGGAAAGATGATGTTTACAAAGACGTTTGAGGAGGATCGCAAGAAGATCCTGAGGAAGTTACAGCTGTTTGCAGATGGTGGCGGAGAACCCGGTGGCGGTTCTGATCCAAGCGACCCTGCAGAACCACCGGGTGGTGGAGATGATTCGAAACCGTTGAGCTTTGATGATTTCCTGAAGCAGAAGGGAAATCAGGCAGAATTTGATAAGAGAGTCAATAAGGCAATAGAGACTGCAGTCGGTAAAGCCAAGGAACAGTGGGAACTGGAGACCAATGACAAGCTGACAGAGGCCGAGAAGCTGGCCAGAATGACCAAGGAGCAGAAGGCTGAGTACAGGCAGAAGCAGCTGGAGAATGAAATCGCAACGCTGAAACAGGAGAAGGTCGCTGCGGAAATGGCTAAGATCGCAAGGAAGATGCTGGGCGAGGAGGGTATCAACATACCTGATGAGCTGCTTGCGAACATGATCGGCACAAGCGCCGAGGAGACCAAGGAGTCTGTTGAAAGTTTCTGCAAGCTCTTTAAAGATTCTGTGCAGGCGCAGGTCAAAGAGTCCCTGAAGGGCGGCGCTCCGAAGGCGGGCTCTGAAAACAAGCTGACGAAAGAACAGATTTTGGAAATCAAGGATCCTATCGAACGTCAGAAGAAAATAGCAGACAATATTGAGTTGTTTAGTTGAGAAAGGAATGTATAACATGAAAAAGACAGGACTTCAGATGTTTGCGGCACCTGACAATCTTACGGGTACCGCACAGATTCAGGTTAGGGCGAGAGAGATAGATTTTGTAACCTCTTTCGGAAAAGACTTGCAGGCACTCCTTGATATCATGGGCATATCAAGGATGATCAGAAAAGAAAACGGCACTGTGCTCAAGACGAAAAAAGTTGTTGGGACTCTTCAGTCGGGAGCGGTAGCTGAAGGTGAGGAGATACCTTATAGCCAGTACACGGTGGAGGAGACACCATTTGATTCTATAACGATTGAAAAGTATAGAAAGGGTGTTTCCATAGAAGCTATTGCCGAGAAAGGGTACGATGTTGCTGTGCAGGACACCGACAATGAGTTTAGAAGCGATCTGCAGAATGAAATAATAGATAAGTTCTACACAGGTCTCAAGATGGGTACGCTTTCCGGTTACGAGTCTACATGGCAGATGGCGTTTGCCATGGCTATAGGCAAAGTAGTGGATAAGTTTAAGAAGATGAGGAAGTCTTCGACAGGCGTAGCTGTGTGGGTGAACACAATTGACGTGTACAAGTACGTTGGTGCGGCCAACATCTCTGTACAGACAGCCTTCGGAATGACTTACATTAAAGACTTCCTCGGAGCCAATGTTGCGTTCATCTCTTCGGAGATACCAGAAGGCGTGGTTATAGCCACACCGCTCAACAATCTTGTTGCATACTACGTAGATCCGGCGGATTCTGAGTTCGTAAAGGCAGGTCTGGCATACACTACTGATCCGGAGACTGGATTTATCGGGTTCCATGCACAGGGAACCTACGAAAGAGCAATTTCGGACATGTTTGCAATAATGGGTGTGAGACTGTTTGCTGAGTATCTTGACGCGATAGCATACATTTCCGTTGGCAGCTCCGACACCCAGACACTCAAGACCCTGACGGTTCAGTCTATAGAGGGCGAAGAAGTCGGAAAGACGAAGATAACTGTAGAACCGCAGCTGTCGTCCATAAACAACTGCTATAAGTACAAGACCAATGCGTCTGCGGCAACGGAAGTGACCTATGGCATGGATGTAAAGACGTGGGCAAGATGGGACGGTAAGTCCGAGATTGCCGCAACGAACGGTCATCACGTAACGGTGGTTGAGTGTGACCAGAATTACAAGGCCGTGGCATCCGGAGACGTGGTCGCTGACGTGAACGCGGGGGAATAATAGGGTCGGATCTGATAACGATTCCGTCGCAAGGTTCGATCCTATACGGTAAGCGGATAAGTTCGCTTATCGGCGACGATGTGAAGGTGTATGCGAATGACGTGGTAACGGGTACATTCAAACATGTAACAGGATACACCGGATTCAATTCGGAAGTGTCGGAGGAACAGGAAGGGTATTTCTTCCCGTTCAAGTTGGTGAAGGCGGGCACGACGATGACGTTCAAGAAAAACGGAGCGGAGACCAAGAAAGACATTTCGTGGGAAGCAGACAACGTGTTCCGTGTATCCAAGACGGACACGTTTGAGGTTCTGGTGGACGGCGTGTCTGTGGTAACGTTCAGTTTTGCACAGGCTACGTTCCAAGAGTAGGAGGCAGGCTATGTACAGAGTTATAAAGTTTTTCACGGATCTGCATGACGGGAATCATCCATATAATGTGGGTGATCCCTTTCCGCGTGACGGGATAGAGGTTGCGGACGAAAGAATTGTGGAACTTGCAAGTTCTGATAACAAGCAGGGGGTACCGCTGATTGAAGCAGTTGAGGATGAAGGTTCTGAGGACACAGAAGAGAACTCCAAAGATGACGAGGAGTGATGGCAATGCTTAAAGACTTGAAGATCCTTCTGGGGATAGCGGAGGACGATACGTCGCAGGACCCGAAGTTGAATTTGATATTATCCGGAACGCGAAGCCGTCTCAAGGCGCTTTTGGGCGGGCAGGAACCGCCGGAGGAGCTGGAGTATATCATTACGGATGTGGCGGTTGTCCGGTTTAACAAAATCGGCTCTGAGGGCATGACGTCCCATTCGGTTGAAGGTGAGAGCCTTTCTTTTGCCGATAATGACTTTGCGGCATATATGGATGACATACAGGCGTTTTTGGATAAGCAGAAAGATGTCGGGAAAGGCAGGCTGAGGTTTCTATGAGGTATGATACACCGATATATTTCCGCCAGATCACTTCCGGCGACTACGATCCGGATACCGGAAACTATGGCGATGATACCATCGCTGAGGTTACAAGATATGCATCCGTCATGGATACCAGCCGCGAGACCATGAGGCTGATTTACGGAGAGATAAGGCAGGGGAGCCTGACTATCCATTTGCAAAATCATTATGATGATCTGTTTGATCGGATCAGGGTGGGAGACAGGCTGTATGCGGTTGATTATGCCCGAAGGCTCAGAGTCAAGCAGGTTTTTGTAGTATCGGAGGTGCAGTGATGGCAAGCCATGTGATTACTTTCGTGGGGCTCAACGAGCTCCAGCGCGGTCTGATAGAGCGCAGCCATCTTGAAGCGGCAAAGGCTGTGGTTGCGAAGAATGGGTCGCGGTTACAGACTAGGGCGCAGGAGAACGCCCCTGTTGATACCGGTACGCTAAGGCGGAGCATAGGTTTGTCCATAGAGGATGATGGTCTTACGGCAAAGAGCGAAGCAACCGTCCATTATGCCGGATATGTCGAGCTGGGTACCAGATTCATGGCAGCGCAGCCGTATATGAAGCCAGCGTTTAACCAGGTAAAGGGAAAGTTTAATTCGGATTTGAAAAGGCTGGTGAAGTAAGATGGACCCACAACAGGAGCTATTCGCAGAGTTGCTGCAGAAAATAAAGGAATGGGGATATGACGTATATGATGGGGCTTTGCCGCCGAAAGATACGCCATATCCCTTTGTCTATCTGGCAGATAGCCAGCAGATAGACGATGCCAATAAAACGGCGGTGTTCGGGAGTGTATACCAGACAATCCATGTCTGGCACAATAACCCGAAGCAGCGGGGGACGGTGTCGGCCATGCTTTTGGCCGTAAAAGACGTTTGCCGTAAGGTGGAGCACACCAAGAATTTTGCCTGGTATGTGGTAAACGTGGACCAGAGGATACTTGCGGACACCACAACGAAAACGCCGCTTTTACACGGGATACTGGACATAGAGTTTGGATTTAGTTAGGAGGTATTTTTATGATAAAGAGCAGATTGCAGCTGTTCGCCGAAGCTGTGCAGGGAAAGAAAATAATCTACCTGTATAGGATTCTGGAGGATGCGGCAACAGCCAACGGAACAGCTATAGCATTTACGACAGAAAACGGAAGGACAAAGAGTAAGGATGCGGATTCCACCGCAACCAAGGACGGGTCCATAAGGACGCCGGGTGTGGCAGAGGTGGAAATTACAGCAACCAGCCTGCTGGCCAAGGGCGATACCATGCTGACGGACCTTGAAGACGCCCTTGATAACGACAAAATTGTAGAGATATGGGAAGTGAACCTCGAAGAGGAAGGGACTTCCGATAATGTCGGAAAGTACAAGGCGAAATATTTTCAGGGGTATCTTACAGAGATGGAAATTACGTCGAACGCAGAGGACTACACGGAGGTTTCTCTTACCTTCGGCATAAATGGAAATGGCGCAACTGGATACGCAACGATTTCCGAAGAGCAGCAGGAGATAGCAACCTACGTCTTTGCTGATACGAAGAAGACAGGTGCGTAAAAACAGACTTTTGAACCCCGTGGCCGGGAAAGCAAGCTCGGCTGCGGGGCGTTTTTTATTTTTTTGATTTTTGAAAGGAAGAACGTATGTTTGAGTTGACGATAGACGGCCAGGTGTACCAGTTTAAGTTCGGAATCGGATTCGTGAGAGAGATAAACAAAACGGCGCAGATGCCGGTCGATGGTGTGCCGGGAGCCAGCCAGGACGTGGGGCTGGAAATGGAAATTTTAAAGGTCCTGAATGGGGATGTAATCGCCCTGTGCAGCATGCTGGATTTGGCGAACAAAGGATTTTCCCCAAGGGTAACTAAGAAGCTGATTGACGACTACATCGACGATGAGGACACGGATATCGACGCGCTGTTCGATGCGGTGATAGATTTTTTAGGGCAAGCAAATGCTACCAGGAAGGCCACAAAGAAGATGATGGAAGCCCTGGAGATGACAACGGAGAAAGAGCAGTAAGTTTTGAAGAGGCATACCAGGAAGCGGCCTTGAACTGCTTTCGATTTTTGGGATTTAAGAGTTTCGATGAGGTGGACAGGCTTACTATAGCCGAATATGAGCTGCTTATGAAGGCAGCAGAGCTCCGGGAAGCCGACCTTGATTACCGTCTGCATATGCAGGCGTTCTTGAATGTCCAGGCCGGGGCGAAGAAAAAGGCCGGAAAAAACAAGGAGAGGCTGGTGTATTCGCGATTCAGCAAATTCTACGACCGAAAGAAGGAAATTGACAGAATTATGAATCGGGGAACAGAGGAAAAAAGCCGGTTCGCCGGCATAGGAAAGCTGCTGAAAAAGAGGAAAGGGGGTGACCGGAGTGGATAGTTATAGCGTACAAGCGATATTGACCCTTAAAGACAATTTATCGGCGGGGCTGAAAAACGCTGCCGGGGCAACAGAGTCTCTGGGGAGTAAATTCAAAAAAGCCGTGGGGCTGGGCGCTGCCATGCAGGTAGGTATGAGCGCAGTCAGCAAAGCTATGAGCACAATGACAAGTCATATCGGGGATGCTGTAAGTAGATATGACCAGTTGAACAACTTCCCCAGAGTAATGAACAATCTGGGAATAGGTTCTAAGGCTGCCAGTTCTGCGCTAAAGCAGCTGGATAAGGGCATCACGGGTCTCCCGACGACCCTCAACGCAGCAACGCAAGGCGTCACCCGTTTTGTAAGCAAAAACGGAGATATCAAGAAGTCTACAGAATACTTCCTGGCCATGAATAATGCGGTACTCGCGGGCGGCGCATCCGTTGAAAGCCAGGGGTATGCGGTTGAGCAGCTGTCTCAGGCCTACAGTAAGGGCAAAATGGATATGGAAGAATGGCGTTCCATACAGACCGCTATGCCAGCGCAATTAAACCAAGTAGCAAAAGCCATGGGCATGACAGCTGACGAGCTTGGCGAAGGCTTGCGGACCGGCACCATATCTATGGATGAATTTATGGATACCATGGTGCGGCTGAACAAGGAAGGCGTTGACGGATTTGCAAGTTTTGAGAAGCAGGCACTTACCGCTACTGGTGGTATAAGAACGGCATTTACCAACATGGGGACAGCCATAACGCGAGGAATTGCCAATTGCATAGGGGCCATAGATAAAATGCTGGTCAAGAACGATTTGCCGACCATCGCAGAGATGGTCAATAAGGTTGGCGACGCTATAACCAAAGCATTCAAGAAGGCCGAGGGAGCCATAAAGAAGATAAACCTGCGAGGGATTATCGATGGTTTGACACCGGCGTTCAATGTCTTGAAAACAGTCGCGCTGACTGCCGGAAAGGCAATTAAGAAGTTTGCAGGTTTTTTGAATGACCATGCGGAAACCGTAGCAAAAGCAGTCCCTGTAATTATGGGATTGCTTTTGGCGTTCAAGGGCTACAACAAAATAGCAGGATATATCAAGCCCCTCAAAACTGTGTCGCAAATTTTTAAAGGGCTTGGCGGAAAAGCAATAAAAAAAGTATTTCCGAATCTCTTCAAGACCGCCAGCGGTATGGAGAAAATAGGCACAAGCGGGAAAATATCCAGCAAAGGAATGGATAAACTAAAAAACGCTCTCGGTTCACTTGCTAAGATGGCAGGAGTCGCCGCAATAATTGCGTCGCTCGCCTTATTGGCGAAATCCCTGGAGGGGATAGCATCGCGCGGCGGAAAGGCAGTTGCTCCTTTACTGGGATTTGCGGCAGCGGTAAGCAGCATAGCGGTAGTTTTGTCTAAGGTCGGCAAAAAGCTGAATAAAAACATGAAGGGTATAATCGTCTTTTCAGCCGGCGTTTCCGGCATGGCTCTTGCTATGGCTCCCCTGGCCAAAACCGGTCTTGAAGGTGCGGCAGCAATGGGAGCCTTTGGCATTGTAGTGGCCGGGCTTGCTGCGGTTCTTGCCGGCGTAGGGCCTAAGCTGCAGACCAGCATAGGCGGAATAATCGCCTTCGGGGCGGCAGTAGCCGCCATGGCACTGGCGATGGCGCCAATAGCAAACGCCGGGGAGCTGGCATCGCAAAACATGATCACGTTTGGCATTGTAGTAGCCGGTCTCGTGGCCGTGTTCGGGCTGTTCGGCGGGGCGCTGCAGGGGGTAATGGTACCAATGCTGGCCTTCGGGGCAACGATTCTAATGATCGGAATAGCCCTCAATCAGGCCACTCCATTCATAACGGCATTTTCTGGTCTGATAAAACAGCTGGGGAATACTGTAACGCAGGTCGTAGGCGCTATCGCATCAGCGGTATCGCAGATCGTAACGGTAATTGGCGGGACGTTGTGCAGCGTAATGCAGACGGCGGGCGAAGTAATCAGCAGTGTTGCGGACTCCATCAGCAGCGGGTTTCAAAAAATCTGCGACGGAATAGCTAATGTCATAAACGCCGTGAGTGGTGGATTCCAGGCTATCCTAGAGGGCATCGCAGAGGTTATAGACTCCATCGGCAGATCCGCAAAGAACGCGGGAAAAGGATTTGAGTCGGTTGCAGACGGCATAAAGACTATATCCGGTCTGTCCCTGTGGGATATTGGAAAATCTCTCGGGGCTGTGGCCGGAGGTATGGGCGAGATATCCACCAGCGGAAAAAATCTGCCGCAGGTAGCGGAGGGCATGCAGGGGATTGTCTCTGCTGTCACTCTGGGCGCCGGGAGCCTGACGATTTTCAATACTGCATTAACCACTATGTCCAGCATGATAACGGGCGTTGTTACGAACGTGAATAACCTGAAAACTGCATTCAGCAATTTCGTTATAACGCCGCCGAATGTAGGTCCATATATCGCAGCATTTGCCACGATAACGGCAGCGGCCAGACAGCTTGTGCCAGCCCTCACGTCGGCAGGTATTCAGGCTGGAACCGGCCTTGCTTCTGGGCTCTCATCGGGAGCAGTCAGGGCAAGGGCTGCGGTAAGCGCTGTGGCAGCCAGCATAATTGCCGTGCTTTCCACGCTCCCCGCGAGGGTTGGAGCCATAGGCAGGAACACAGGAAACACGTTCGCAAGCGGTCTGCAAAGCGGGCTGTCCAAGGCTGTCAAGCACACCCAGACGGCAGTTAGTCAGATAAATTCTACTCTCAGATCTGCCTCAAACGGGGCATATTCGGCCGGCAGAAACATTGGTATGGGATTAGCTAATGGCATGCGATCGACCCTGGGTGAGGTAAGGAGTGTGGCATCGCAGCTCGCGGCGGCAGCCCAGAAGGCCATAGAGGCGAAAGCCAAGATCGCTTCGCCGTCCAAGGTGACAACGAAGCTGGGAAGATTTTTCGGTGAGGGCTGGGTAAATGGTATTGCTGATATGTTCGGCAATGCGAAGCGGACGGCTTCCCGCCTGGTCAGCATGCCGCAGATAAAGCAGCCAGAGTTTGCAATGTCGTATTCGGGATATTCCGGGGCAGCAAACGATGATTACATTTACGGCGGCGGAGGAACCTACATTATCGAGGTTCCTGTAAACCTGGAAGGCAGAGAGGTTTCCAGAGTGGTGGCGCCGTACATGCAGTCGGATTTGAACCGGTTAGAGACCCGGGAGAGCAGGAAAAGGGGTATTAGATAATGGCGACATATCAATTTAGAGACGTAGACGAAAACATAACGGCGACCCCGATTCCGGCGGAAGCCATGCAGATAAACGGGGCGTACCTGGAGACAGAGATTACAGGATATCACACCCTCTACGTTAAAGGCAGGGAGGCGTTGTCCCCCGAACTAGAGACCCTGGAAATCGGCACCAGGGACGGGTCTATAAGGAAAAGCAAGAGGTATCCGGCGAGGATAATAACCGTCGGGTACCAGATTACGGCTGCAGACGATGCGGCGTTCCGGGAGGCGTATAACAGGCTGGGAAATATCCTGAACGTCGATGATGCCGAGATTATTTTCAACGACGAACAAGACAAGTTTTTTATCGGCACCCCGACGCTGGTCGATGAAGTTGACCCGGGGTCCAATTCTATAACCGGGGAGATAGAGATAACCTGCCTGGATCCACTTAAGTATTCCGTAGTCGAGTATGAAGCGGAAACGTCTATAGACGACCCGGGTACCCTGCTGGTGGATTATGGTGGCACGTACAAAGCATATCCGATCCTGGAGGCTGATTTTTACGACGAGGTTGAAACGGATGACGAGACCACCACTGAGCTGACCGGAAACGGTGACTGCGGGTATGTAGCGTTTTTTACAGAAAATGAGAAAATAATCCAGCTGGGTGATCCGGACGAAGAAGACGGACAGACTATCGAAGGAAAATCCGAGACATTGGTTTCCCAGACATTTTCCAAGACCACAGATTGGGGAACTGCGGCAAAAGCCCTGTGGAGTCAAAACGCCGGAGTGGTGGTTCCGTCCGATGTTGAAAAAACAGGAACTATCGGGATGAAAGTCGCCACGTATACGGTTCCTGCAAAAGCGGGCAATACATCTGCCCGGATACTGAACAGCGCAAGGAGCAACGTGGGCGGACCGTATATATTCTATAGTGTTTCGCTACAGACATCTGGCAGAACGACGAACGCCGTTACTGTACGAGCCACCATAACGGCGTCCCTGCAGTATGACCAGTCCTGGTTTGGTACAGGTTACGGCCTGCGGGGATCTTTGTACATAGGCGGGGCGTGGCGCAATGTAACGATAAAATCGCCGTCTGCTGTATGGCGAGGAAGGACTGCTCATACTGTCAATATGTCATTCACAGTCACCGGGCTTAGCGGCTCTACAGCATCCCTTACAGGGATTAAATTCAAGGTATCCCGTACGGATTCTTACGGGACAACAGGAACGCTGAACGAGCGCGCATGCAGCAATATGCCCGTAAGCACGTATACCGAGAGCGTCCCGGCGACATGCTACCTGGGAGCGTCGGCTTACGGGACTGCGGCCGGAAAATGGCACGGTCCCACGATAAAACGAACGATAGCATCGGCGCAGGATTTTACAACAAGTTGGCAGCAGCGTATGAGCATAGGGAACGGCAACGGCGACACAAACCAGATGGGGGCATTCCAGGTAACGCTGGCAGATTCATCAAACAAGGTTATTGCCGGGATACGGATTCTAAAGAGCAAGGCGGGCAAGAATGCAAGCCTTGTTTTTTATGTAAACGGAAAAAGCGTATACACCGGGGAAATTGACCTGTCTTATGGGAATAAATATTTCGGAAATACTGGTTCATCCAGCATTACAAAGACCGGTGTAAAGGTTTCCTTTAATATCGGCGGATATACCAAGGTGTTTACGGATTCTGCAATAGAGGACTTGGCCGTAACGCAGCTGACAATTTGCTTTGAGCAGTACTCATCTATAAACGCCTTGACTCATAATGGCCTTTCGCAGGTGAAATTCATAAAGCATAACCGCGACACCTGGGAGGATATCCCGAACAAATTCAGCGCCGGCGATGTGCTAGAGGCTGACTGCGGAGCCGGAGAAATTTACTTGAATGGCAATCGGGCTCCGGAACTGGGGGCTTTGGGCAACGACTGGGAAACGTTCTGCCTTGTGCCGGGACTAAACCAGATCGGTGTGGCCTATTCCTCTTGGGTGGCTGCCGGATATGAACCGACATTTAAGGTTCGTTATAGGGAGGCGTTCCTATGATTATATATTTTGCAGACAGACATATGAAAGTACTGGGGCAGGCGTCAACGTGCCTGCCTTCCGGTTTTTCTATAAGGAAGGACGAGAAAATCGAAGAAACGGATACAGGGGTGGCCTCCTTTAGCTGCTACATTACCTTCGAGGACAAAGATAGGCTGACGGTGGAGGCAATGACCGATGCCGGAAACTATCTGCTTCGGAAAAATGACGACGAGAACGAGTTTTACACCATTATAGATTCCGAAGTAGACCCTGAATCCCATGAGGTTTACATCTACGCCGAGGACGCTGGCCTGGACCTGTTAAATGAAATTGCAGACCCATATGAGGCAACTGAGGCCCATCCTATAGCCTGGTACATAGAAAAGTGGACAGAGGACAGCGGGTTTGAGATTGGGATAAATGAGGTTTCGGACCTGTCCAGGAAACTAAAATGGGACGGTGAGTCTACCGTAACCGAGCGCCTGGCCAGTGTGGCGACGCAATTCGACAACGCCGAAATCAGCTACAGCTTTGACATCGACGGACTAATTATTACCAATAAATATGTGAACATCCATAAAAAACGTGGCAAGGATATCGGCGATGAGCTGCGGATAAATAAACACCTGAACAACATTATCGTAAAGAAGTCCGTAGCGAATCTGGCAACGGCCCTGCGGGTTACCGGCGGTACGCCAGAGGGGCAGGAGGACCCGATAACGCTTAAAGGCTACAGCTACGATGATGGGGATTTCTATGTTGATTCAAATGGAATTTTGAAATCCCGGAAGGCTGTTGAGAGATGGTCCCGGTACTGCTGGGAAAAGAAAATTCCGGGATACGAGGGGCACATTGAAAAGACATATTCCTACGATACCACCAGCCAGCAGACTCTTTGCGCCCGCGCTGTGACGGAGCTGAAGTCCATCTGTGAGATGGAGGTAAACTACGAGGCGGACATCGCCATCCTGCCTGATATGGTAAAAATCGGCGACCGGGTAAATATCGTGGACGATAACGGCGAGTTATATGTCTCGGCTCGGCTGCTGCAGCTAAAGACATCTATTGTTGAGGGCACCAGAAAAGCGACGTTTGGCGAATATCTAATAAAAGACAGCGGAATAAGCGACAAAGTTGAAGCCCTGGCGGCGCAGTTTGCAGAAATTGCGAAGACCAGGGTTTTTTATACCTGGGTTGCCTATGCAGACGATTCTGTAGGCACAGGCATAAGCCTGGACCCTACCGGCAAGGCATATATGGGAATATCGGCAAACCGCACGAGTGAAACGCCGGATATATCGAACCCGTCTGTATACAAATGGTCGAAGGTGCAAGGTGATAAGGGCGATATCGGCCTGAGCCTGGTAAGCGTTACAGAATATTACCTATTAAGTAATTTAACAGAAGGAGTGACGGTAGACACAGCAGGCTGGAGCACGGACATACCAACCATGAGTCCGGATAATAAATATCTGTGGAACTATGAGGTGTTTACCTATAGCGACGAGAGCACCGAGACCATGGATCCGAAGATAATCGGCGCTTACGGTGAGACCGGTGCAGCAGGGGACCCGGCACCGGCCATCGTGACCATGACTGAAGAATATTACCTATCAACATCGGTGACGGAACTGGCTGGTGGCGAATGGGTGCGCACCATGCCGGAATGGACATCCGGAAAATATCTGTGGACACGCTGGTGTATTGAGTGGTCCGAGCCGAATCCAACGACGTTGACGTATTCGGACCCTGTAGTCGCTACATCGTTTAATGAGATCCACGAGACAGCGGACAGCGCAAAGACAGCCGCAGAAGAAGCAAAGACGGAAGCCGAGAATGCAACAAGCCAGGTGAGTCAGGTAAACACCGAGCTCGCCCAGGCGCAACAGGAATTGGAGGCCCTGGCAGGGGGCCTGGAAACGCTGGAAAGCGACATGTCTACCAACTATGCCACCAAAGGCGAATTGACCCAGGTAAACACATCCCTCGGCACCCAGATACAGCAGAATGCTGCCCAGATATCGTCTACGGCGTCGGCAGTCCAGCAGATAGATATAGACGCATCGCAGGCACTACAGGACGCAGCGGACGCAGCAGCAGCGGCAGCCCAGGCTCAGCAGAACGCGACAGACGCCCAAAACAAATATACACAGTTAAAACAGCAGGCAGACGTGACCGATGAACAGCTTGCGGCGGCAAAAGAAGCCGTTGAGGAAGCTCAGAAGGCAGCCACGGAGGCAGGGGACGCAGCGGCAGCGGCGCAGAGCGCGGCGGATAGTCTTTCGGACAGGGTTACGACAGCAGAGTCGAATATCACGCAGCTTGCGGACCGGATAAGCCAGACTGTCAGCAAGGTGGAAAAGGCCGTCAGTTCCGTAAAAATCGAATATGCCCTATCAGATTCCGCCACGACTGCCCCGACATCTGGCTGGAGCACGACCGCCCCAGAATGGGTGGATGGCAAATACATGTGGCAAAAGACGACTACCACCAAGGGGGATGGAACGTCGTCGGCAACCACTACATGTATCAGTGGGGCAACAGGAGCGACTGGAGCGCAGGGACCAAAAGGGGATAAAGGCGACACAGGAGCACAAGGACCAGCAGGAGCTAAGGGAGGCAAGGGTGACACCGGAGAAACGGGAGCGCAAGGGCCACAGGGCGAAAAAGGTGATACCGGCGATGTAGGCCCACAGGGTGCTACGGGTGCTACTGGTCCTCAGGGGCCAGCTGGTGCGGACGGAGTAGACGTAGTATCCATAGTTAAATACTACACCATGCAGGACAGCACACTGGCTGCGCCCGCAAAACCTACAGCGTATCCAGCTCCGGCGCCATGGGTAACCACAGAGCCGGAATATAGCGAGGAAACGCCGAGCAGCCTGTATATCGTCGAATGCACGATGTTTTCTGACGGTACATGGATCTATTCAGATGTATCGTTATCCAGCGCCTACGAAGTCGCCAAGGAGGCTATGGATAAAATCGACCACATATCCGAGGAAGAGCTGGTCGATATAAGGGAGTCCATAACCAACATAAACCAGACGGCAGAAGATATCCAGCTGTCTGTTTCGGACATCGAGACCAAGCAGACCGCAATGGACGAGCTGCGGTCGCAGATAGAGCAGATAACCAGCGTCCTGATAGAAAACGGCAAGGTCATATTCGATTTTGACACCATAAAGCAACAGGTAGAAGGGGCTGTTGAAGAACTGGAACGTCGAAACAGATATGTGGCCATTACAGAGGACGCAACCCTTGGAGCCACCATCACCATCGGAGATTCGGAATCTGGCATGGTGGGCAGATTTACGAAGGAGTCGCTGGATTTCCTGAATGGTGACACCGTCATCGCATCGTACGCCAATGACGGTCTGACGACAGAGAACATCACTACGAATAACCAATTGAAATTTGGTGGTAACTGGGCGATACGCCCGGGAGCAGGGGGTAATTTGAATGATGTGTGGATTGGGGGTTAATATATGGCAGCAAGATTATCGCTAGTTATATCGGAATCGAGTGTTTCTATACCTAATAACACATCCGTCGTAACAGCAAAGCTATACTATTACGGAAACGGGGTATCGTACAACTACAATAGCAAGCCTGGCACGATCGTTATCGATGGGACGTCGTATTCATTTAGCGCGTCGTTTACAAAGTCTACGTCTGCGCAGCTTCTGGCAACGAAGTCTAAGACGGTTACTCATAACAGCAATGGCGCAAAGACAGTAAGCTGTTCGGCTAGTTACACCACGGGAGTATCTATCGGCACGCTGTCCACATCGGCATCTAAGACGTTGACAACGATACCGAGAGTATCAGATTTATCGCTGAATAAAACCAGCGTACCGGCGGACGGAACTACGACGGTCATAGCCACGGCGACGAAGAAATCCAGTAGCTTCACAGACACCATAACGGCAAAACTGGGCAGCTATAGCAAAACCGTAACATCGGGAACGGCATTCACCATCCCGGTAACCTGGATAAATGCTATCGCCGGGACATCGGCAACGGCGACAGTCACAGTAACGACGAAATCCGGGAGCACGACTATCGGTACAAAATCCGTGAACCTGACCGTAACAGTGCCGTCGACTGTAGTGCCGCCCATATCCAGCGTTACGGTGGCAGAGGCTGTTACAGCAGTGCAGGCGGCCTTCGGAAGCGGGGTATATGTATCATCGCTGTCGAAATTGAATGTAAAGATCACAGCGGCCGGCATATACGGAAGCACGATATCGTCCGTCAAGACGACCTTCGACGGCATTACATATGACGGGGCAAGTTTCCAGACGGCGGCTATTTCCAAGGCGGGCACGTTGACTATGTCCGTTACAGTTACAGACAGCAGGGGCAGGACTAAGACCACGACGAAGAATATAACGGTTTACGGGTATTCCAGTCCGATGATAACGAACATTTCCTGTGTATCGTCCGGGACGTCCACGATAGTGACTGTAGACGGCGTTGTATCTCCTGTGGCCGTCGGGAGCGCCAACCAAAATACGAAGACGCTTACCATTGGCTAAAAGAA